TTGCAGATGAAGCACCTAGATATGGTTCAGTTGTAATTGAGAAGACAAAAGATTCAGCCGAGATAGTAGACCTTAAGAGATTGTGTCTTGACCCTTCCGTTGAAAAGATACGCGATTCTAGATTCGTGACCACAATCCATTATATGAAGCCAGAAGAGCTGGAGAAGACTGGTTGGAAGGATGTAGATGTGGCTATTGAGAGATTCGGAAACCCAATGGCAATTCAGGCATTTGAAGACCTCTCCTTCCACACCACAACAAAGGTATCTACCCCATATATAAAGATTTACAAGAGATTTGGTATGGTTCCACAATATGAGTTGGATGGTGGGAAGTCAGAGAAGCTAGTCCCAGCCCTATTCATAGTTGCTGGTGCAGACTATATGGTTAAGGGAGCTGAAGGAAAGCCCGTAGCAGAGGCTGGTGTTGTCTTGTATAAAGGCAAATGGAATAAGCCGTGGCCATTCCTAGATTTCCATTATTGTCAAATAAAGGGTCGTTGGCTAGGTGCTGGTGTAGTAGAGAAACTATTTGATATTCAGGTTCGCATAAATGAGATAAAGAACCAAAAGAGAATCTCTATGGAGATTTCCTCAATGCATCTATTCCAGACACCAGACAAACAGATAGTCAGAAATGTCCTTACAGACCTAGAGAACGGAGATATGCTCCTATCACCGAATGGTATCACCCCAATAGCTAATGAGGAGCGAAATCTTCCTGCCTTTGATGGTGAGGAAAACTCATACAGAATGCAGGCAGATAGACTTTCGTTCGCTTACGAATCAGTAAGAGGAGAATCTATGGCAGCGTCTACCCCAGCTACCAACGCCCTTATCGCCAACCAAGGTGCTACATCAGTCTATGCCTTTAAGAGAGAGAATCTAGGCATCTTCCTACAGGAGTTCTTCAACGAACTGGTAATGCCACAACTTCTAAGAGACATCAATCAAGAACACATACTTATGTTTATTGGAACATCGGTGGAACTGGAAAAGATAGACAAGGCAGCCATTGAGGTATTCGCAAATGATGTCGTAAAGGGAAGACTGCTTAACGGGGATATAATCACCCCAGCCGTTGTAGAACTCGCCAAGATGAAGAGGGCTGAACAGTTGAGGAAGTTGGGAGACAGGCGTTCCCTTACCATTAAGGAAGCCTTCTACAAGGACATTGAATTCCAGTATGACTTTATGATAACCAATGAACAGGCAGACCCAGCTACAATCATACAAAATACACAAACAGTACTCATGGCTATAGCCCAAAACCCAGCCATGCTTCAAGACCCAAGAATCAAGATGATGTTCTATAAGTATGCAGAGAAACTCGGTATTCCACCAGCTGAAATAGAATTGGCTGACCAACAGGCTAATGCCAACCCGCTATTACAAAATGGAACACCTCTTGAGAATATGATTCCGAGGACAAACGTACCACAGGAGAGGACAAGAACGGGCACAAGTAACATGCCTCAATTAGCACAAAATGTCTAATATAATCAAAATAAACGAATTACAGGAAAGATTCTTCAATGACCCGCAATGGAAGGATGTGGAAGAGTTAATCTTGAATTATATTGAACCCCTGAAAGATATGGGGACTATCGACCTGAAACAACCAGCAGAACATGTTAAAGCTGAGATTATAGGTAGAACGCTAGCTTACAATAAATTGACGGAGTTTTTAAACAGTGTTAAAATTGTGTCAAGACCACTACAGAAAATGAACAATCCTTTTCGGTAGTGAGTGTCCGAAATGACAATAAACTATTATTAGCATAACGGCTCTGCATAAACCGTATAACGCCAGCTGTGAGGCATGAACCAGCAAATAATATGGACACACAAGATGTCTCGGTACAGGAAACCACAAATCCTGAAGTTGTAGTAGAAACTACAGAATCTACTCCAGAGGAAACTGGTCAAACAACTGCTGATATGGTGCCTAAGACTCAATTTAATCAGGTCTTGGCAAGAGCTAAACGGGCAGAGGAAGCTCTTAAGAAAGTCCAGCCCAAGACGGAAATTACAAATGAGGAAAGTAAAACGATTTCTCCGTCATCCATTCTGCGAGCAGAAGAGTTCAAGCTCTATCGCGAAGGATATACCGAAGACGAGATTGACCTCATCATGAAAAATGGTGGAAGGAAAATCTTAGAACAACAGAACAATCCGATTTCTTTGGGACTTAAGGTGGCTCGCGAGCAACGCGAGGCTGAAGAGGCAGCATCTCAAGTATCCAAGTCAGCGGGACAATCTGAAGTGGAACGAAAGTATACTCCAGAGCAACTCCAGAATATGTCTAGACAAGAACTAGAGAAAATACTTCCTCGCGTCTCCTAAGCAATTAGGTAAAGACCTTAACAATTTACTAAAATGGCAACAACAACGATGGCTCAAGGCAGCAACACTGGCTTGACCAACACAATGCAAATCTTCTATGACCGCGTCTTCCTAGACCGTGCAAAGACAGAATTGCGTCACGACTTCGGTGCACAGGTCAGAAATGTGCCCATGAACTCTGGAAAGACTGTGTACTTTACACGTTTTTCACCTCTAGCTTTGGCTACAACAGCTCTTTCAGAAGCTGCTAACCCAAGTGCAGCAGAGATGACAGCAGCAACTGTATCTGCAACTTTGGCAGATTACGGAAACTACACTGTCGTAGGTTCACTTTACTCAATGACCTCTATCGAAACAGGTCTAACAGAGCATGTAGAAGTACATGGACAAAATGCTGGTGAGACAATCGACAGATTGATTCGCACAGAGCTTGCTTCAGGTGCAACAACTATGCTCGTTTCAACCTCAACAGGAGGTGCCGCAGGTTCAACTACAGCAGTCTCAACAATCAAGACAACCGATACATTGACAGGTCTTGAAATCAGACGTGTTGTAAGAGAGCTTAAGAAGAACAAGGCTCCTAAGTTCGAGGGTGGTATGTACCGTGCTATCATCGGTCCAGATACAGCAATGGACTTGATGGGCAACTCAGAGTGGCTTGATGCACACCGCTATACTACAGCAGATGCTATAGAGCGTGGTGTCGTAGGAAAGCTACATGGCGTGGAGTTCGTAGAAACAAATGACCAACACTTGGTGTTGTCAGCAGGTTTCTCAGCTGCCGCTGACACTGTAGCAACTGTATTCTCTAACTTCTTCTTCGGAAAGAACGCCTATGGTGTAATAAACCTAGGTTCAATTTCTGCTCCTAAGATTATGGTTAAGAATCCAGGTGCAAACTCAACTGACAACCCATTGAACCAGTACTCAACAATCGGATGGAAAATGCCATTCGCTTGTAAGACACTGAACTCAAATTGGCTAGTCAACTTGAAGACAGGTGCTACAGATGGTAACTAAACATTCCTTCTGTTAAACAGGACAGCCCTTAACGGGGCTGTTTTGTTTTATCCACAGTTTGGACTTGCACACTTTTAATATGTGTACTATGATATATGTAATGAATCGTATCAATACATTCTCTTATAAAGGCAAGGATATAGAGATGCTGTATCGAAATGGCTCCCTAGCATACTCCTTTGAACATGAGGGGAAGACTTATGGTATCGCAGTCAAGCTCCCCAGCAAATCAATAAATGATATATCAGCCACGACTTGGCTACTTATACAAAATGCAGTCGAAACATTAGAAGCATTATTAACTAATATAAATGAAAATAAGTGATTTTGAGTTGGAACTCAAGAAAATCAATCCAGATTTGGTAATTGTACCAAATCCTAATAGGCCTGGGCTTTCTAATGTAAAGCTCAATGGACAAGACATCTGCCCCGTGCCGTCTGAGAACATTAAAGAGGAACCAGATAAAGACTATCGTTATGCGTTTCCTAATGGAATATCAGCGCGACACAATTCAATACCAGAGGTAATTGCTAAAGTCGAGGCTACCCTAAAGACATTACAAACCGAAGAAGGTAGGGAAATATTCTATGGCAAATAAAGCTCTTTTGACTGGTATAGCTGGATTTGCTGGTTCGCATATACTCGAACATTTACTAGTGAATACAGATTGGAATATAGTCGGCATCGCCTCTTGGAAACATAAAGGAACACCTGAGAGAATAGAAGAAGTCCTATCTGGTAACCCAGAGTGGAAGAACCGTGTAGAGATAATTACACACGACTTGGTGTCCCCGATACCAGACAGGACTAAGAGGAGAATCGGTGTATGTGATTATATACTTAATATAGCGGCTGAATCTCATGTAGATAGGTCTATAACAGACCCTGTTCCTTTTGTGCAAAACAATGTAAACCTAGTCCTTAATATACTTGAGTTTGCGAGAGAATATAAGCCAAAGGTATTCTTGCAGTTCTCGACTGATGAGGTTTATGGCGTAGCTCCAGAGGGTGTTAATCATAGGGAATGGTCATCAATTGTGCCAAGTAATCCTTATTCAGCCTCTAAAGCATGTCAAGAAGCTATCGCAATCTCTTACTGGAGGACATACTCAGTGCCAGTTATTCTAACTAATACCATGAATCTCTTTGGGGAGACACAAGACCCAGAGAAATATATGGCACTCGCTATTCGCAAGATTTCAAGAGGAGAACCTGTGACAGTGCACGGCACACCTG